GGTGGTATTGATTGGGGAACTCTTATGGATATTGGAAGTATGTTATTTTTAGCTGAAGGTGGTTCTGTAACTGCTGGACAACCTTATGTTGTTGGAGAACGAGGTAGAGAATTATTTATACCAAATCAAAGCGGAACAATGATACCAAACCATGATCTTGGAACTACTGGTGGAACAAGTATTAATTTTACAATAAATGCTACAGATGTTAGAGGAGTACAAGAACTATTAATTAACAATAGAGCAACGATTACTAATTTAGTTAATCAAGCTTTAAACCAAAGAGGAAAATCTAGTATCGTATGAGTGGAACATTTCCAAGCAGTCCAAAAGCTAGTTCAATATCTATAAATTCTCAACAGAATACTATTATTTCAACAACAACTTCTGGCAGACGACAAGCAAGACAAATAGATGGTCAAAGATTTGGAATAAGAGTTAATTTTCCAACAATGAGCAGATCAGAATTTGCACCAATTATTGCTTTCATAATGAAACAAAGATCACAATTAGAATCATTTAATTATGTTGTACCAACAGTTTCAACATTACAAGGTTCGGCATCAACAGTTATTTCTACTACTGGAAGTCATGCTGCTGGAGTAACTTCTATTAATTTAACTGGAATGACTGCATCACAATCAGGAATATTTAAAGCTGGAGATTTCATAAGATTTACTGGTCAGAATAAAGTTTATATGGTTATTTCAGATGTATCATCAAATGGTTCTGGTAACGGAACAATGACTATTGAACCACCATTAAGATCAACAGTAACAACTGGAACAGTTTTAATTTATTCAAATGTTGATTTTACAGTTGGACTTATATCTGATGTTCAAGAATTTAATGTAGGAACAGAAAATCTATTTAATTATCAAGTTGATCTTATTGAGGTTCTGTAATGACAAGATCATTAAGTGGAAGTCTCACAACAGAACTAGCAACTAATAAACTAAATCCAGTTGAATTAATCTATATCGGAGTAAGTTCAGGATATTATTATACAGATCATTACAAAGACATTACATTTAACGGCAATACTTATTTAGCTTCATCTTTAGTTCTTGGAGTATCAGATGTTAGTGAAAGTTCAGAAGTATCAGTTACAGATTTAGTGGTTAAATTCTCTGGTGCAGATCAAACAATAGTTTCATTATTTCTTAATAATGATTACATGAATAAACGTGCTTATGTTTACAGAGGATTCTTAGACGATAGCCAAGCATTAATATCTGACCCATTTCTTTTATTTGATGGAAGAATAGATAACTTTAATATTAACGAAACAGAAAATGTATCTGATGTAACTGTTTCAATAGCATCTCATTGGTCTGATTTTGATAAGATTGCTGGAAGAAAAACAAATACTAATTCACAAAAATTATACTTCTCTACTGACAAAGGTTTTGATTACGCATCTCAATCTGTTAGAGAAATTAAATGGGGTAGAGCATGAATGATTTCTACCGAATTGTTTCGGTATATAGACATTTTGAAAAATATAACAAATACACTTATGCACAAATCGCTAATCACATACTTCCATCATTTAATCTTGGACAATATCAATTGCATAAAGACAAAAATGAAATCATTGGATATACAAACTGGGCATTACTTAACGACATAGTAGAACATAGATTTATGAAAACTGGACAATTAAAAGCTAATGAATGGAATTGTGGAACTAATCTTTGGCATATTGAAACATTAGCTAAAAGAAATCTAAAAGAAATTATGTCTTGGACTAAAGATCATTTCACAAACTTATACGGAATAGATAAGCCAATTAAATGGATAAGAGTTAAAGAAGATAAGATTGTTAAGCATCAAGTAAGACTTACTAAACCAAGTTGGAATTTAGGTGGTAGAATAAATGGGTAGTATTTTTAAATCAATAACTAAAGTATTTTCAACTGTTACTTCAATAGTTCAATCTGCTATTTCTTGGTTACAACCAACTAAACCATCTAAAAATCCTAGCAATCAATCTACTTTTGAATCTGCTCAAGGAGTTCTAGTTAATAAAGATTCTAATGATGCACAAATACCAGTTATATATGGAAAAAGGCAAGTTGGTATTTCAAGAGTATTTGTAGAAAGTTCAGGAAGCAATAATACATATCTTTATGTTGCTGGAGTGCTTTGCGAAGGTGGAGATAATGGAATACAATCTATTGAAGAAATTTTAATTGATGACAAATTAGTAACTTGGTCTGGTTCATTAACTGATGGTGCAACTGTAACAGTATCAAGTTCAGATGCTAATTTTTATAAAGATGGAAGTTTAATATCAGCACAATGTTTTTTTGGTAAAGATGATCAATCAGCTTCATCATTATTAGATGAAAGCACAAACTGGGATTCTAACTATAAACTATCTGGTGTTGCTTATATTGCTTTTAAATTTACTTGGAATCAAGATGCTTTTAACGGAATACCTGATGTTAAAGTTACTTTAAAAGGTAAGAAGATTTATGACCCAAGATTAGATTCAACTAAAGGTGGTTCTGGTTCACAAAGAGAATCCACATCATCTACTTGGACTTATTCTGCAAACTCATCATTAGTTCTTTTAGATTATTTAAGAAATTCAAGATATGGAAAAGGATTACCAACTTCTGCATTTGAAACTAATTACGATTCTTTTAAAAGTTCTGCAACAACTTGCGAAACACAAGTAGTTCCTTATACAAGTGGTTCAACAATTAATCTATTTGAAACTCATGCAGTATTAGATTCATCACAAAAAGTTATAGATAATGTAAGAGAATTATTAACTCCTATGAGAGCAATATTTACTTATACTCAAGGAACATACAAACTTATAATAGAAGATTCTGGTTCTTCTGCATTAACATTAACTTCTGATAATATAATTGGTGGTATTAAAATTCTTGGAGAAAAGAAAAACTCTAAATATAATAGAGTTATAGGAACATTTACTAATCCAAATAAAGATTGGCAAAATGATACAGTATCTTTTCCACCATTTGATGATTCTGGTTTGCCTAATGGAGATCAATTTGCAACAATGTTAGCTGCTGACAATTCAATTCTATTAGAAGGTAGATTTGATTTTAAACATATTACAAATCCATATCAAGCTGAAGAACTTTGCGAAATAATACTAAGACGTTCTAGAGATGCTTTAGGAGTTGAAGTTAAATGTACTTCTGAAGTAATTAATTTAACTATTGGAGATATTGTTAATCTTACTTATTCTACTGGTGGCTTTAGTGCAAAACCATTTAGAGTTATGGGTATGGCAATTAACTCTGATAGTACAGTTGGATTACAATTAGTTGAACATCAAGATAACTTCTATACTTGGAGTTCAAAAGCACAAGCACCTACAATCGCTGATACAACTTTACCTAATCCTAATAATGTATCTGCACCAGCTTCAGTTACTTTATCAGATCAATTAATTCAGTACTCAGATGGAGTTGTTATAACTGCTTTAGATGTAACCATTGGTGCTTCTCCTGATAGTTTTGTTGATTACTACCAAGTTGAATACAAATTAAGCACAGAAACAGATTATATTATTGCTGGACAAGGAAAAGGATTAACTCAAAGAATATTAAACGTAATAGATGGAGAAACTTATAATGTTAGAGTTAAAGCATTTAATACTTTAGGTGCTTCATCAACATATACTTCTGCATCAAGATTAATTATTGGTGGAACAGCACCACCTAGTGATGTAAATGATTTTACTTGTAATATTATAGGAAGTGATGCACATTTAAACTGGTCGCAAATACCTGATTTAGATTTAGCACACTACACAGTTAGATTTAGTACATTAACTACTAATGCTAATTGGGCAAACTCAGTTACACTAATTGAAAAAGTTGCAAGACCAGCAACAAGCATAACTGTTCCAGCAAGAATTGGTTCTTATTTAATTAAAGCAGTAGATAAAAATGGAAACTACTCATCTAATGAAGCTGTCATAGCAACTAATATATTAGAAGTTGGAAATTTTAATGCAGTTGCAACACAAACTGAATCTCCTACTTTTTCAGGAACAACTTATAGAACAGTTGTAATTGATAATACATTAAGATTAGATTCTTCAGAATTATTTGATTCTGGTATAGGAAATTTTGATTCAGGAACAACATTATTTGATTCTGGATTAACCTCTTATGATCTATATTCGTTAGGATATTATTATTTTGCTTCACCTATAAATCTTGGTAATATTTATACATCAAGAATAACTGCATCTATTACTCAAACTGCTGATAATATAGATGATTTATTTGATTCAAGAACTGGAAACTTTGATGACGAATCTTCTAATTTTGATGGAGATGCACCAGCTAATTGTAATGCACATTTAGAAATTGCACTATCTAATGATGGAACAACTTATACAAATTATAGAAATTTTGTAGTTGGAGATTACACAGCAAAATATTTAAAATTTAGAGTTATGATGACTTCTGATGATCTTTCCTCTACACCAGTTATTTCTGCTTTAAGTGTAACTGTGGATATGGAAGATAGAATATTTAGTGGTAATGATATCATTTCAGGAACAGGAACTTATTCAGTAACTTTTACTTATCCTTTTTATTCTTCAAGTTATGCAGTAGGAATAACTGCTCAAGGATTGAACACAGGAGATTACTTTACAATTTCAAGTAAAACTGTTAATGGTTTCAATGTAGCATTTAAAAACAGTAGTGGTTCAGGAGTTAGTAAGACTTTTGACTATTTAGCTAAAGGATATTAGATAGAATATGGCACAACACGACTATAATATAGCAAATCAAGGGTTCAGTTCTTTTCGTTCTGATCTTAATAACGCACTATCAGCAATTCAAACAACTAATTCAGGAACATCATTACCAACTGGTGCTGTAGCTGGTCAAATCTGGTTAGACACTACAAACGCAACTTCCCCTACTTTAAAATTTTATGATGGTGCTGATTCAATATCTCTTGCAACAATTAACTATACGGCTAACACAGTTGATTGGTTAGATTCTTCAGTTACAATAACTGGTCTATCTACATCTGCAACAGGAACAGTTTTAACTTTATCAGATACTTCAAATACTACTTCTGTAAATTTAATTATAGATAATCAAAAAGAAGTTCGCTTTAGAGAAACAACAGCTAATGGAACTAATTATATTGGATTAAAAGCACCTGCTAGTTTGAGTGCTGATTTAACATTTACTTTACCTACTGCTGATGGCACAAACGGACAAGCATTAATTACTAATGGTTCAGGTGTACTTTCATTTACAACAATTTCTGCTGGAACATCTTGGCAGTCAGTTAAAACAAGTGGATTTACTGCTGTCTCTGGCGAAGGTTATCCTTGCAATACAACTTCATCTGCATTTACTGTAACACTTCCTGCTTCACCATCTGTTGGTTCTTATGTTCAAATAGTAGATTACGCAGGAACTTTTGCTACAAACAATATTACATTAGGTGCTAACTCAAATAAAATTAATGGAGTGGTGGGAAATAAATTATTAACAACAAATAGAGAAGCTACAACATTAGTTTATATTGATAGCACTCAAGGTTGGGTTTCAACTTCAGCTTCAAATTATGGAACAGTATCATTAGACCCAGCACCTTATTCAGTAGATTTTTTAGTAGTAGCTGGTGGTGGAGGAGGAGGAGGTGGTATTGCAGGTGGAGGAGGTGCAGGAGGATATAGAACATCAACTCAATCAGTATCAGCAGGAACAGTAATTACAGTAACAGTAGGAGATGGTGGAGCTGGTGTAGCTGGTGATGGTAATAGAGCATCTCAAGGTTCATCTTCATCTATTTCAGGTTCTGGATTAACAACAATATCTTCTGCTGGAGGCGGAGGTGGAGGTGGTGCTACAACTACTGGAGGAACTGGAGGTTCTGGTGGAGCTGGTGGTAATTTTTCAACAGGAGCAGCAGGTAACACTCCTAGTACATCACCAAGTCAAGGAAATACTGGTGGTAATGGTGGTAATGCTGGAGGTTATAGAGGTGGCGGAGGAGGAGGTGGAGCAGGAGCAGCAGGAGCAAATGGAACTTCTGCAGGTGGAGGAAATGGTGGTACAGGTAGTGCAAGTTCAATAACTGGTTCATCTATAACAAGAGCAGGTGGTGGTGGTGGTGGTTGTGATACTGGAGGAACTGCTGGGACTGGAGGTTCTGGTGGTGGAGCTAATGGAAGTTCTACAACAGTAGGAGGAACTGGTACTGCAAATACTGGAGGTGGGGGTGGAGGAAGTTATACAGGTGGAATTTCAGGAGGAAATGGTGGAAAAGGAGTTGTTATATTAAGCATACCAACTGCAAGTTATTCAGGAACTTCAAGTGGTTCACCAACAATTACAACATCAGGAAGTAATACAATTTTAGAATTTACAGGTTCAGGAACTTACACAGGATAAATTATGGCATCATTCGCAAAAATAGGATTAAATTCAAAAGTAATAGAAGTTCTTTCTGTACATAATAACGTACTAAAAGATTATAATGGAGTTGAGCAAGAAGTTAATGGTATAGATTTTTTAACAAAATTAACTGGTTATCCTTTATGGAAACAGACATCGTATAATACTCATGGTGGAGTTCATAATAATAATGGAACACCTTTAAGAAAAAATCATGCAGGAATAGGTTATACTTATGATGAAACAAGAGATGCTTTTATTCCAGCTAAACCTTTTAATTCTTGGATATTAAATGAAGATACTTGTTTATGGAATGCACCAGTTGCTATGCCAACTTATGGTGAAAGATACTCTTGGAACGAATTGACTTTATCTTGGGATTTAGTAGAGTAATTTAAAAAAGAAGGAACAATGGAAGCAACAAACAATGGGATATTCCCAACACCAATTTACATATCAAAAATAGATAGAGAGTTAACAATTAAAGAATTGTCATTTATTGATAAGACTAAATTAGATACTTACAATAATGAAGGAAACACAACTTCTAATGATAATTACATTCTTAATCAAAAAGCATTTAAATATTTAAAAGAAGAACTTGATTTAAAAGTACAAGATTATTTTGATAAAGTAATTTCTCCAAGCAACAACATTATACCTTATATTACTCAATCTTGGTTAAACTACACAGAAACAAATCAATATCATCATAAACATCAACACCCAAATTCATTAGTATCAGGAGTATTCTATATTAACTGCCATGAAGAACATGATAAGATTAAATTCTTTAATGATAAATATTCAACTATTAAACCAGAAATAAAAGATTGGAATATTTGGAACTCAGAAACTTGGTGGTTTTCAGTTAAGACTGGAGATGCGATACTATTCCCATCATCATTAACCCACATGGTAGAAACTAAACAAGGAGATAACACTAGAATTAGTTTAGCTTTTAATGTATTCATTAAAGGAACAGTTGGTAATAGTAAAAACTTAACAGAATTAAAATTATGATATTATTTATTTCAGGATTAATAATTGGTTTATTTCTTGGTTGGAAATACGAACTATCAATTAACGACTTCATAGAATCAATAAAAATACATTTAAATATTAAATAGTATTGCAATTCTAAAGTTCAACACCATATAACACGCATGGTTTATAATAACGAAGAATATAACTTTTACACAAAGGAGAATGATATGCTGAACTATTCAGATATTAAATCTTATTGGTCTAAATTTGCAAATGATTACGTTCAAGATGTAAAATCATTTTGGAACAATTACTTAGATACAGTAAATAAATTTTATAATAAATAACTTTATTAAGTCCAAATCTTTAGATATAAGACACAAGGAAGGCATAAACCTCAAACATTATTGCCTATGGAAACATCTAAAGTAACATTCAGATTAATACAAAACATTCAAAAAGTTTTATTAGATCATGGAGATGAAATCGCTTACATTAAAAAGAACCTAAGAGAAATTAAAGGTTACTTTTCTCCTAAAATGCTAATCATTTATTTTGGATTTATATTAGCACAAGTTATTGGTGTTACTTTCTGGGTTGCTAAACAACAAACAACTATTGAGTTGCTTACAAAAGAAGTAGATTATTTAAGAGATCAAATTAAGGATATGAAATAGTGTGCATATTTAAACTATGGATTGGAAGCTGTTGCCTTCTACATAATTGTAAATGCTTGACGAATAAACCGAATACAACTAACAAGAAATAATATGAATAAAAGAATCTTAGTCATATCAGATTTACACTTTCCATTTGCTCATAAAGATTGGCATGGATTTTTAACTAAACTAAAAGTTAAATACAAACCAGATACTATTATAAATATTGGAGATGAAATGGACTTTCATTCTATTAATGTATCTCATACAATAGACCCTGACTTACCATCTCCTAAAGATGAATTAGAACTTGGTAAAAAAGATATTCAAAAATTACATAAATTATTTCCTCAGATGACTTTGCTAGAATCAAATCATGGTTCTATGGTTTTAAGACGTGCTATGGCAAAAGGAATGACAAAATCTTTTATTAAATCTTATAATCAGATATTAGAAGTTGGTAAAGGTTGGGAATGGAAAGAAAAACATTTTATAGATACAGACAAAGGTAGAATACTTTTTGGACATCAATTCTCTCCTGATGTTTCTAAAGCTGTTGCTCAATTTGCAGTGTCAGTTGTTCAGGGGCATTATCATACAATTTCAGAAGTAAGATTTCATGGTAACGATTTTCATTTAAACTTTGGAATGACTGTTGGTTGCATGATTGATAAAGAAGCTTTGTCTATGAAGTACATGAGACTTAATTTAAAGAAACCTATTTTATCTTGTGGTTTAATTACAAATGGTATGCCACATTTAACACCAATGTATTTAAAACGTAATGGAGATTGGGATAACAATATCTACATTTAATGTCAGATCATTTTTCAATTA